GTTCAAGATGGATATCTTGAACTTCTTGGATGAGATTATTTTAAGTGACTCCCAGTGCAGAGATGGCTCTGCGAGAGTTACAAAGCTAGAATCTTTTGTTGCCAATCCGAAATTGAATTCGTGTATGGTTAACATAGATTTTGATCTAACTTTTAAAGTAAGTAAAAGTGGACATGTCGGAAAGATGGATAGAGCAGTTATAGCAACCGCTCAATTCTGTCGTTCAGTTATCGAAGTTTTATTAAATCATATAGATATAACGGGTATTCCCAATAAGTGTTTTTATGATTTCGTAAATAAAGTACATAGCTGGCATAAAGTCTCAGATACTTCTTTTGTAAAGTTCGCAAAATTTGCTACAGCATGGCCTATGGCCAAATTTCTTAAAAATGATTTACCAGAATGCCCGGAAAATTTTCCGGGAAATCCTTTGATTTTTTCTGGTTCTCTTTATCAGCTATTACGAACACGTTTGTCGGGTGGAGGTCATAGATCTCCGTCTGGTGTCCATGTCGGTGTTAATATGAAGAATTTATCATTATGGCAATCTTACCTTCAAGGTATTAAAAGAGGTTGTGCTCCTGTTCCTAAGGAATATATTACAGAAGCTTATTCTAAGCATTCTAATATTATAGGTAAATTACCTAGGGAGCAATTTAATGTTTATTCTTTTGATAAGACAACTTTTTCTTTTCAATTCAATTCTTATGTTCAACGTTTCCTTAAGTGGTTTAAGTGTCCAGTACCTACGTTACTAGATGCGTCTACCGCTTCAGCATATAACATTAAGCGACATGAGGGTGGAGCGAGAGAATATATTCGTCAAGTAATAAAACATAATTTAGATGGAGATTATTTCTCAAATCAAGTTAAGTTGAATACGGTTAATACAATTTCTAATGAGGATTTTTTAGGTATGTATGACCTAGTTAATGCGGTTTCAGAGGTTTCTGGGGTCTATAAACCAACTTTTAAACAAGCTTTGAATATTGCAGTTCAAGAAACAAATTCTGTTCAAGTAATTGCTATATCGGAGCCATTAAAGGTTAGAATGATCACAAAAGGAGCTCCTTTCCGTTATTGGTTATCACGTTTCTTCCAAAAATCTATGTGGAAATATTTACAAAATTTTCCTTGTTTTCGGCTTACTGGAGAGAAATTACAAACTCACATGTTACAGGATTTAGTAGAAAAAGCAGACCGTCTTGGTCTTATATTTGATAGTTTCGTCTCAGGAGATTACTCTGCTGCAACGGATAATCTTGATATAAATTTTACTAAATTTTGTTTTGAAGGTTTTCTTTCTAAATGTAATTATTCAGATGAATTATCTGACGTCTTACGTTCAGTTTTATACGAACAGACCCTTGAATATCCCGATGGGAGAAAGGTAGAACAGTTAAACGGCCAACTTATGGGATCGACTTTGTCATTCCCAATTTTATGTATGGTTAATTTGATTTGTTTCCATATTTCATTGGAAGAGTTCTTGGGTAAGAGAATAAATATACATGATTTGCCAGTTCTAGTAAATGGCGATGATATATTGTTCCCTTCATGTCCGGGATTATATAAAATTTGGATGAAAAATATCACCAATGTGGGGTTTCTACTATCACTTGGAAAGAACTATGTTCATGCCTCAGTATTAACTGTTAATTCAGAATGTTATCGATATGATTATTTTTCAAAAGAATTTTCTTTTGTCAAATATCTTAATTGTGGCCTCTTGACAGGACAATCTAAAAAGGGTGGGGGAGTCTCTGACCGGACTCTTCAACCTCTCTATTCGATTTATAATGAATTGATTGAGAAGACTCCTAATCCAATTAGATGCCACAAACGATTTCTTTATTACTATAAAGAGGCTGTTCAAAAGCAAACAACTGCTGGAAGTTACCATTTTAATTTATTTATCGATCAGAACTTAGGGGGACTAGGGTGTTATTCTCAGTTATGTTCTTTTACTCCTTTTCAACGTATGTTGGCTGCGAAATCGGAAATTTCGATTAAGCAACAACTCGCTAAAGGTTCGTTAAATTTATCTAGATGGAAAATTGTCCGTGATGTTGAGGTTCCGACCAAATTAGTTAAGAAATTCACTAGAAATGTAGGCTTAAAACTTAAGTCTCAACCCTTTAATAAGTTAGATAAAGAGGTCATTACTTCTACCGTAGATCCAGGGATTCTCGCTTTGTCGAGATTTGGTGATTCTGATAAATTGGATGAATCCCAAGTGAAGGTTGTTTTACCTAAAATCTCTATTCGGAAATTTACGGATGTTAAAAGCAAAATTTGTGGAATTAAATCAGATCAGCGATTATACGATTGGCCATTTCATGTCATTTCTTATGACAACAAACAAACAGAGTTCTATGATATTAAATTATAGGCTCTGTATTTAAGTTAGAAATAAAATGGCTACATCAAAGAATAACAAACTCTCTGTCAAATCACAAATCAAAAATGTTACCGCAAAGAAATTAGAACCAGCTTTCACTGGCCCTGCTAACTCTGCTCCCAAACAACTAAACCTTAATAGAATGAACCTATCTCCTGATTCAAAGAAGTATAAAGATGGATTATTAAATCCTTTCTCTGATGCTGCTTCCGGATCTCGAGTTCCTGATCAATATTTTGCTCCTACTGTTACGTTCGCCATACGTGAGTATATTACTTGCAAGGTGGATGCTAGTGGTGAATTTGACATCGTATTATGTCCCAGTCCACAGTATGTTGCATACTCGACTAGAAATTCTATTTCAAATGGGTCTACTTTACAGATGAAAGATGCGAGCAGTTATACATTTGGTCAATATGTAAATGGTTCTGGTGGAATAAGTAATAAAGTTTCCGCCTATCGTGTGGTTAATTGGGGGATCAGAATCCGTCAAACACAGTCTATAACTAGTGCTCAAGGAACATTAACAGCTGCATTATTTGTACCGAGAGATGGCCTCCCTCATCCTTCCTTCGGTGGCCCTGGTGCCACTGTTGGTAATCAAGGTGTTGCTAGTGGAACTTTTTCCTCTAGCACCATGGGTAATTATCTTATTACAGCAGGTATTCCTGCATCTGGAACTGGCTCTACTGCGAAAATTGATATTGGCTCTTTAGTCGATTTCCCTTTTCATATGCGAGCTAGTTGCGTTAATGCCGCAGAAAATTCTTATGAGGTTATTCCTAAAATTGTTTCACCCACTGCCCAAGGTTTCCGTGGGTCAGGTGATTCCGTGTTTGGTGGTGATATTACTGCGCAAACATCTCTTGCCTTTGTCCAATCAGGGGACGCATCCTATATCAATGTAGATGGATGGACCAATATTGTTATTGCCGGTAGTGGCCTTGTTGCCAACTCTACTGGTGCTGTAGATATTGAAGTTGTCTATAATATTGAAGGTAATCCCCAATTGATTCTAGCTGGCACTAATACTGTTGCAATTGCAACCGGTGCCAAGTCTGTTCATGATCCTATCGGAACTTTACTTGCTCAAGCTGCGCTTGACAGTTCTCCGGCTTTTAAGATCCTGAATATGGCAAGAGTTGCCTTTAAATCTTTTGGTAATAATTAATTTATTTAATCCTTTCTTTGTGATTTGAATCTCATGTTCTCTTGAACAATGGGATGTTGGCACCGGGACATAGGTACCTGAAGGGGGTAAGGACGACCAATCCTCGAACACCTTCCTCATGTTTTTAAGTGTTAATATTCCAGCTATATTTAAATGATCAGCTATTGATCAAAT